CGACAGACGTCGGCGATTCAGCCATGCTCGAGAACGAGCCGACGATGATCGTCCGGACGTTCGCCGCCGAACTTACGGCCGGCGAGGGACGCACCGTCGACGTCAGGATCGTCCCCTACGGCGAGACCGCGACCGTCGCGGACGGCCTCGGCGGAGTCAAGCGCGGCGTGGCCTACCAGGAGGAGTGGCTTCCCGGCGTGTTCGCGCACCAGACGAACGCGGCCAACCGAGTCCTCGCCAACTTCGAGCACCAGTCCGGCATCGCAGGCGTCGTCGGGCACGGCCTCGAGCTGCGCGACTCACGCGACGGCTTCCACGGCTCGTTCAGGCTCCACGAGACCGCCGACGGCGACAAAGCGCTCGTGCTCGTCCGTGAGGGCGTGCTGGGCGGCGTCTCGCTTGAGGCTCGGCCCGTCAAGAGCGTCCGCACGGCCGCGGGAGTGGTTCAGCGCGTGAAGGCGCACCTGAGCGCGATCGCGCTATGCCGCGAACCTGCGTTCGCCGGCGCGCGCGTCCTTGCCGTCCGTGAGGCGGCACCCATCTTTGACGCGGAGCTTCTTCCCGTCGAGATCGACCCCGAGCTCGTCGAGCGATGCCGACGGCTCGGACTCCGGATCCCTGCATCGCTCACGGCGCACCCCGACGACACGGACACCCCGGCCCAGGCCGACACCCCCGACGACGGCACCCGCCTCCCCGACAACACCACTTCACAGGAGGCAGTGCAATGAAGACGCAGAGCGAGCTTCGGCTCGAGAGTCTGCTCGACGAGCGCGACCAGGTCCACCGGCTCCACGAGACCGTGATCCAGGCGGTCGACGGTTCCGACACGAAGATGCCGACCGAGTCGCAGGCCGAGCAGATCACGATGTACCGCGAGAAGGCGAAGTCGCTCGACACAGAGATCGATGAGCTGTCCGAGCAGGTCGAGGCGGACAAGCGCGCGACCGAGGCGTCCCGCAAGATCCGCCGCGCGCTCGCCGGGAGCGTCGACGGCGTCGACGTCGACGACGACGGGATCGTCTACAGGACGATGTCCGCGTACGCCCGCGACGTCATCCTCAGCCGCGAGTCGACGGTCTGCTCGAGGATCGCCGCCCAGGTCGGCGACGGCGAAGAGATCCAGCGAGCCCGCGAACGCCTCCAGCTTCTCAAGCGGACGCCGGCGAACACGCTGTCCAGCAACGTCGGTGGCCTGCAGCCACCGCAGTTCATCGACCAGATCTTCCAGGTCATCGACACCAGCCGCCCGCTCGTCGCTTCCGCGGTACGCACCACGCTCGAGCGCGGCACGCTCACGTACCCGCTGGTGTCGCAGCGGCCGATCGTGTCGGTGCAGGCCTCGCAGAAGACGGAGGCCGGCAACCAGGCGATGCACGTCGACATGGAGACGATCACCGCCGACACGTACCTCGGCGGCGGCGACCTGTCGTGGCAGGCGATCAACTGGAGCACCCCGGACGCGCTCCAGCTCTGGTTCGACCTGTGCGCCGCGGACTACGCGCTGAAGACGGAGCAGGCCGCCGCGCAGGTGCTTCAGCACGCGGCGTTCACGGACTCGATCGGCTCGACGATCGGCGCGACGCCGACGTTCGCGCAGCTCCTGACCGCACTCGCGGCGGGCGCCGCTGCGGTGTTCACGAACTCGCAGCGGATGGCGAACACGATCTACATGGCGGTCGACAGGTACTGGTACTTCTTCGGGCTCACGTCCGACCAGTTCCCGCAGGTCGCGAACGTCAACGCGGACGGGTTCGGGCCGCTGACCGTCATCCCGACGCGCGGCATGGACTCCGGCGTGATCGTCGTCGGCGACCGTGCAGGCCTGCTCGTCGCGGAGACGGCCGGCGCGCCGGTCGAGCTCCGGGTAGTGGAGCCGGCGATCGGCGGCGTCGAGGTCGGACTGATCGGCGCGTTCAAGTCCGTGGTCGTCGACCCCGGGTCGTTCGCGCAGATCACGACCGCGTCGTAGCGAGGCTCGGGGCAGAGCCGAACGAGCAGAGCGGGAACCGGACCCTCCCCGTCCGGTTCCCGCTCGCCTAGGAGCACCAACATGAGCTACGCCACCACAGACCAACTCGCAGCGATCCTCAAAGTCAACGCGACCACACGCGCTGACGATCTCCAGCGCGTCCTCGACGCCGCCACCGGGGAGATCGACTCCGAGATCGACCGCAGCGACGACAACCCGGTCGCCGCAGACACGTGGCAGTACGCGCTCGCGGCCGAGGTCAACCTCGAACGCGCCGTCGAGCACTGGGAACAGGGACAGGCGCCGTTCGGGATCATCGGCTTCGGAGCCGCCCACGCGAGCGGAGGCATCTACACCGCCAAGGACTCTTGGGAGCGGCACGCGCTGAAGCTCGCGCCACTGAAGGAGAACTTCGGCCTCGCATGAGCGGCGTCCGCGCCATCGCAGACGAGCTCGCCGCGAAAGTCGCGGCCGCCCTCGGCGACAACATCTCGCAGGTCTCCGGCCGGCGCATCTTCAGCCCGACACCGCCGACGATCGACATCTACCCCGCCGACACGTTCAGAGCCGACGTCGGCCGCGGCTTCGGCGACCTCGGCGGCGCGCTCATCTTCGTCGTCAGGGCCCGCGTGAACAGCGCCGACAACGAAGCCGCCCAAGACCTCCTACTCGATCTCATGGACGACGAAAGCGACGTCTGCGTCGCCGCTGCGCTCGCAGACGACCAGACCCTCAACGGGCTCGCCTCGACCATCGAGGTCGACGGGCCCACCGGGTTCCGCGTCTACGACGACCTCGGCCACACACAGGCGTTCATCGGATGCGAATGGACAGTCACGATCGTGAACCGGGCAAGCTGATGACGGCGATCGCGACCGAAACGATCCCCGTCACGCTCGAGGCGACCTGCGGCTACGGGTCATGCGCGGAGCTCGCGTGGAGGTTCAAGAAACAGCTCGGCGTCGACAGGTACAGCCGCGGCGCCTCGATCCAGGAGATGCCCGACACGCTCGACGAGTGGCGCGCAGGCCACCGCACCGCCAGGAAGCGCGCAGACCGCGCCGCGCGGCTCGGCTACCGCTTCGCCGAGATCAACCGGCCCGACTTCAGCGACGACATCCACGACATCAACGTCTCCCTGGCCGTCCGACAAGGACGCCCGATGGCAGACGGCTACCTCTCTCGGCAGACGCACGGGCCGCTTCCGCCGCAGCCGTGCGGCCGCCACCGGATCCACACCTACGGCGTCCTCCAGGACGACACGCTCCGCGCGTACATGACGCTCTACCGGTGCGGCGGCCTCTCGCTGATCTCGATGATCCTCGGCCACGGCGACCACCTCCGCGACGACATCATGTACCTCCTCGCAGCCGGGATGATCGCCGCGCACGCCGCCGACGGCGGCGTCCTCTTCTACAACCGCCACGACAGCGGCACCGACGGCCTCCGCTACTACAAGGAGCGCCTCGGATTCGCCGAGCGTGACGTGGAGTTCATGCTGTGAACGCCGACGTCACGATCGTGTCGTGCGTCTACGGCGACCGCGGCTACGAACGCTTCACCGGCCGCTGGGAAGCAGCAATCGCCGAACTCGAGACCAGGCCGCTCGAGTCGATCGTGCTGTGCGACAGCAACTACCCGATCCGGTCCGCGCACGTGTTCGTCGACGACTGCCCATGGAGGCACGCACAGGCCTACTACCTCCAGCGCGCGGTCGAGCTCGCGATGACGGAATGGGTCTGGATCCTCGACATCGACGACGTCGCGCTCCCTGACGCCCTCTTCGGCATCGACAGCATCCTCGCCGACGTGTGGCTGTTCGGCTACGAGCGCTCGGACGGGCTGGAGCACGTCCCGCCCGCGCTGACGAACGACGAGTACCTCGCCTCCGTCAGGAACGAATACGCGGCCTGCTCAGCGTTCCGCCGCGACGCGTTCATCCGCGCAGGCGGGTTCCCGGACGTTGCGTTCCAGGACTGGGCGCTCTGGCGGCGCCTCGCCGCGTCCGGTGCGACGTTCGAGGCGTCCGACCGCGCGCACTACCGGTACATGCGGCACCCGATCACCAGAGGCGCGATCGAGCTCACGACCGAGCGGCGCTCGGAGCATATGGCCGAGATGGAGGCCGCGCTTGTCCCCTGACCGTGTCTCCGCCGTGATCGTCACACGCGGCAACGTCGACCTCAGCCGCGTCCTCGACTCGCTGATCTTCGACGACGTGATCATCTGGAACAACGCCGAGCAGGACAGAGACCAGATGACATGGGGCCGCGCTCTCGCGATCGACAGCTGCAAGCACGACGTGATCTACAGCCAGGACGACGACATCGTCCACAGCGCCGACAGCCAGTACCGCATCATCGAGGCCTACCAGCCGGGCGTCCTCACAGGCTGCATGTGGCGCGAATGGAGCGACGGCGCGCGCGCGCAGGGCATCGCCGACGGCTACGACGACCTCGTGTTCCCGGGCAGCGGCGCCGTCTACGACGCCGAGCTCCCGTTCGCCGGCGCGGGCGCCTACCTCGAGCACCATCCGCTCGACGACTTCTTCCGCCTCTGGGCCGACACGATCATCGGCATCATCGCCGACACCCGGCAGCTCGACATCAGGTTCGAAGCTCTCCCCCACGCGGACGCCGGCGACCGCATGTGCGATCTCCCAGACGCGATCGCGCTCAAGACCAGGGCGATCATGCGCGCCCGCGCCGTCAGAGACGCGGTGACGGCGTGAAAGACCGCGCCCCGTTCCTCGCCTCCGACCTCGACGAGCTCGATGAGCGGCTCCTCGCGGTCGCCACTTCCGTCGTCGCGATGCAGGAAGTCCATGCGGGCAACCGCGACCCGAACGTCATCGGGATGAGGCACGACCTCGACGCCGGCCACGCCCTCGCGACCGCCGTCAAGATCGCCCGATGGGAAGCCGACCGCGGCTACCGCTCCACCTACTACATCCTCCACACTTCGCCGTACTGGCGAGCCCCTGGATTCGGCGAAGCGCTCGACGAGATCGCCGTCCTCGGCCACGAGATCGGCATCCACAGCAACGCGCTCGCCGAGGCGCTCCGCACCGGCCGCGACCCCGACCTCATCCTCGATGAGGCCCTCACGACGCTCCGCGGCTACGGCTTCCAGATCCGCGGAGTCGCCGGCCACGGCGACCCGTTCTGCAACCGCGACCGCGGCGAAGGCGAGATCACGTTCGCGAACGACGAGCAGTTCATCGAGTGCGCGAGACCGCAGGAAGGGCCGCCCGACCGGACGATCACCCGCGGCAACATCAGCCTCACGCTCCGACCACGTCCGCTCGCCGACTTCGGGCTCGACTATGAAGCGCTCGTGCTCGGGCTGCCGCTGCCGTGGCGGATCTCCGACTCGGGCGGGAAGTGGCTCAACCCCGGCTGGGACGAGACGGTCGACCGGTGGGCCACGCGAACCGAAGTCGTCGGCCGCCAACTCCACTTCCTGCTCCACCCCGACTGGTGGGGTCAGGCGTTCCATCACGAGGCTGTCGCCGCCTGATGCAGACGCTCTGGTTCTGTGTGCCCGCGAACGGGAGGGCGAAGCTCGCCCGCGTCTGCCTCCGCCAGCTGCGCCGCACATGCGACGCGCTCGCGGATCACGACATCGAAGCGACCGCCGTCGTCATCGCCGACGACGAGAACCTCGACACCGCGGCCGAGCTCGGCTTCGCGACCGTCCGCCGCGACAACAGGTTCCTGTCGGCGAAGTACAACGACGGCATCCAGCTCGCGCTCGACGAGCGCTTCAACCCTCGGCCCGCCGATTTCGTCGTTCCGTGCGGCTCCGACGACTGGATCGACCACCGCATCCTCATCGACCTGCCGACCTCGCCGGACACGATCCATTGCTTCCAGCGTCTCTCGTTCGTACGTGAGGACGGCGTCGAGATGCGCGCCGCGTTCGCGAGGAACCTCGGAGGCTGCGGCATCCGCGTGTACCCGCGGCACGTGATGCAGATGCCGAAGCATCTCCACGACGGCGTCGCCTACAGGCCAGCTGACGAGGACCGCCGCCGCGCCTGCGACACATCGATCCTCGTCAACCTCACGACCGCCTACAGGATCGCCAGAAAGACGCTCACGATCGTCTACGCGGATCAGCACGACCGCCAGATCGTCGACTGGAAGAGCGCCGCGGAGCAGATCAACCCGTACGGCGAGATCCTCACCGCGCTCAGCGCCGGCAGGTCGCAGCCCGTCGACCCGTTCGACGCGCTCGCCGACGTCTTCCCGGCCGAGTCGCTCGAAGAGATGCGCGCCGTCAACGGGCGGCCGGCTGCGGTGGCGGCGTGACCGTCTACCAGGTCAGCACGCGGCGCGGCTACCGCGGCCACGAGCCCGGCAGCAGCTTCGAGGCCCGCCTCGAGCCCCACGCGGAGCGACGCGCTGTCGACCGCGGCGACATCACCGTCATCGAACGCTCCACCCCGCAACTCCGGCCCGGCAGCTACCTGCTCCCCCGAGGCTGGCCCACAACCATCGAGGAGGCGGTAAGCCATGGCGAACGGTAAGCGCATCGCGCTCTACGACTACGTCGAGGTCGACGGCGTCGACCTCTCGACGTTCTTCCACAGCATCACGTTCACGAGCGACGACAACCAGGTCGACGTGTCCGGGTTCAACGCGACCGGCAGCGACGAGATCCTCGCCGGCACCCGCGCGCTGAGCGTCACCGCAGACGTGTGGGTGTCGGACGCATCGAACGAGTCGAAGCAGGTGCTGTACCCGCTCCACCGAGACAAGACGATCTTCGACTTCGTCTGGAGGAAGAACGTCAACACGGGGGTCAGCGCGACGAACCCCGAGCTGCGCGGCAGCGTCAAGTTGCCGACCTGGACGGAAGGCGCGACCCGCGGCGACGGAGAGACGACGTCGCTCACGTTCGTGTCGGACCCGAGCAACCCGCTCGAGTGGCACGAGACCTAGACCGATGGACAAGCTGATCGTGAAAGGAGTGTCGAAGCAGCTCGACGGCGAGTACGGCTTCGACCTCACGAAGCTCATCAGCCCCGGAGACGCTGAGTACCTCACCTACCGGGAGTGGCACAAGGTGAAGGCGATCTCCGGGGTACGCGCCGGCGAGCTCCAGGACGCGTTCGTCTCGGGCGACACCGACCTGAACGTCGCGCTCGCGGTCGTGGTGCTCGAACGGGCGGGGAAGCGTGTCGACGTCGATCTGATCTGGGACGCCCCGGGCACGTCCGAGATCAGATTCGTCCTCGGCGACCGGGACGGCGAGGAGGACGGTGAGAGCCTCCCCCCGACCAGCGAGCCGCCCGCGAGCGAGGAGAGCGAGCGG